GGTGGTACCACCTCTCACGCTGCTGAGCTCAAGAAGCGCCTTAAGACAGTGAGGCATCTTGATCTGCAGATGAGGCCGACTAAACCAACTGCAATGGAGTCATTGACTGAGACTGATGTTGGGCGGATACTGAGAGATGTGCCTCGTAGCATTGCACGTGGCTCTACTAAGCCTGAGCCTGGATTGAAGCGGCGGGCACTACTTGCAGTGGATGATGCTACTGCACTTGTTGCCGGGTATGCCTCCCAGCACATTGAGACTGCTACTAAGTTGGGTGGAATGGTGCTTCGGCAAGATCCGGTTGACATCAGTGAGTGGGTGGCCTTCGACTGCGGGCCCAGGGTGTGGCGAGTGTCCAACGACTTCTCCAACTTCAACATTTTGCACTCACTGCGGTCTCTCCAGGAGGTTGATCTGGCCATGGCGCGAGCGTGGGAGCGTGTGCCCCTTGCATTTGCCGCGTCCAAAGCAGCTGGATGTAGGTGGGTGGCTAGATCATACCTGAATGCCACCATACGCACGCCCATAGGCAATGTGAAGGCCAAGTGTGGGCTCTGGTCCGGTCACCGAAACACCGCTCGCGACAATACCATCCTGCACTTGGTGTACTTGGAAAGCATCAAGAGTGTCATGTCGGCAATGTTTGGTGACGTGTTCGCAGGGAAACAGCGACTTTGCGGTGATGACGAAACAGTGTCATACACCGACTGGGGCCCTGCAGCACTGCACGCATTTGTGGCCGACGAGTTGGGATTTACATCGCAAGCATCGAAGGGCCTGTTGTCTACACACCATGATGAGTTCCTGCAGTTGATGAGATTTCCAGGAGCTCTGCCGGAGTATCCTGTGGCCCACACCATACTGACATTCTGTTCTGGTAATTGGTACAAGGACCCGGTGCGGGATTTGACCACTACTATTAAGGATGTGAGCGACCACGTGTGGGACATGGTGCTTGGCGGTGTGCCTGTGGTTACGGCGCAGGCTTTAGCAATACAGGTCCTCAATTATCTGATGCAGTGCAAGGCCGACGCGGGCTTGAGGCCGTTGGAGTGGTGGGCATACAGAGGATCAATTCCCGGCGGACATCCATTGTGGGGCGTTGAAACCAGCTCACCGCCTGATGTGCTAGTGGATAAGCCGTTGGTCATGGGTCCTAGGAATGCCACCACTGCCTCAATGG